TTGTCTGTCGGCGAAGGCGATAACAAAGAGTTCTACATTTACAGCGACATGGCTGACCGTGACGCTGACCGTGCCCGCATCGTTGCGGAGCGTGGTATTTCTGAAGAAGACACTAGATCAGGCGACAGCGTAGAGTCTTTGCGCTCGGCAGCGTATGAGGCAAGTGCGTTCCTGCGTGGTGTGTTCGATGCTATTGACTCGTCACCCGCACAAACGGGTGAGACTGATAACGCCGCCGCCGACTACAAAGAAAGTCTGAAGCAGGCCATCTACGAAACGTACCTGAACATCATGCCCGAGCGCAGCTTCCGTGGCATGTACCGCAAACGTAAAGGCCGTGCGGGTTATCGCACCGACATGATTCAGAACATTGCCACCACCGACGGCAAGATGAACTCCCAACTGGCTAAGCTGGAATACGCACAACGCTTGCGTACTCTGGTGGACTCGGCGCAGTCGGCTATCGAAGGCCGTGGGGATATGCAGCCTTTCGTCGATGAGTTGCGCAAGCGCGTGGATGCCTTCTTGTCTCCTGCGCCACACAACATTGTGGACTCTATGGTTGGCGTTGCTGGGCGTGTCGGCTTCATCTACATGCTGGGCGGTCTGTCATTGCCGCTTCTCCAGCCATTGTCTTTGGTGATGTCAGGCTTGCCGATCCTGTGGGGCAACTACAAAACTAACCCAGCTACGGCTGGCGCGGCACTGCTCAATGCGTTTGCCAACATCCCTCAGTACGGATTCACTACCCCCGGACCTGACGGCACTAAGCGCTGGCACTGGCCCTCTCTTGTTAACAGCAAGACTCTGACTGGGGATGAGTTACGTGCCGTGCGTGAGTTAGGTGCAAGTGGTTTGCATGAGTCCACCCTGTCTCGGATGGTTTGGGAGCACGCGCAAAACCCAACAAGTAGCTACGTCATGGAGCCCGGTAAAGAGCTGGAGTACGTGGGTGCGCGTACGATGCAAGGTCTCGACACCATCATGGGCAGTCCCTTCCACATCGCTGAGAAGTGGACACGCGAGGCATTGTTCTTAGCTGCGTACCGGCTCGGTCGTGCCGACAAGCTCAGCCATGAAGAAGCGGTCAAGAAAGCGTTCGACAACATCAAGGAAGCGCTCGGCGACTACGACATGCACGCTAAGCCCCGCTTCATGCAACGTGGTCTGGGCAAGATGGCGTTTGCCGTTAAGACCTTTGCGGTGCTCATCACACAGCAGACGATCGGTAACTTGGTCAAAGCTATTCCTATCCTCAACAAAGAAGGCAAGAAGGAAGCGATCAAGAAGTTCTCCGGGATCATGTTGACTTCTGGTTTGCTAGCAGGTGCAAGCGGTGTTCCGCTCGCAGGCATTTTTTACAGCATGGCCGCAGGTCTAATCATGGCCCTCGGCGCGGAAGATGACGAGGACGAAGACGAGAAAGAAATGCGTGAGATGGACCCCGGCCTGTGGGTGCGCTCCGTGTGGATGCCCAAGCATATTCCTGATGTGGAAATCGGCGGTGTGAAGATGTACGACTGGCTCGATCGTGGTGTGCTGAACGCAAGCACCGGGCTTGATATTGCTTCACGTATTCAGATAGCCACAACATGGGGCCCAGAAACTACACGCCCAACCAAGACTGTTTTGGATGCTGCGTTGAACCTCGTCAAAGATTACTTCGCCGGTGCGTACTTCGGTTTGGCTGAGCAGTGGATGAACGCCTACAACGCTTACAGCCTCGGCGATACGCAGAAGGCTAAAGAGCTTGCCTCACCAAAACCATACAAAGATATTCTTAAAGGTAATCGCTTTGAAGATGAAGGCGTGAAGGTGGCGGGTAAGGAAGTCATCCCCAAAGGTGATCTCACCGCACTCGAAATCTGGGGGCAACGAATTGGCTTTACACCTGACATCGTTGCTATTACGCAGAAAGAAGGAATGAAAGCTGCGGCTGATCTTGAGAAGGTGCGCATCGAGCGTGAGCGCTTGCTGAGCAAACTGGATATTGCCAACCGTGACGACTCACCCGAAGGTGACGCCAAGTACGAAGCAGTGATGCAGGAAGTCGATGCGTTCAACGACAAGTACCCAAGCGCGGAACTAACGGATGCGAACATCAACGACGCGCTCAGACTGCGTGAGAAGATTCGTGACGATGCTATTGCTGGTGTGACCATTACCAAGAAGCAGACCGACGCACTTGGCCCACTGCTCGACCGGATGGAGAAACGCTTGGAAGAGCGCCACCAGAAGATGCAAGGTAAATAAAAGAAGCCCCGCTCAAGGCGGGGCTAAACCAAACGGCAACTAACAGAAGTTAGTCTAGCCTAAGTCCTCCAAACGCGCAAACCTTTGATTCCTTCTTCGATTGTTACTTTCGTAACAATGTTGATTTTCAGTCGGCGCGTTATGGCGGCTAGGGTTTTCCTAGCCTCCTTGTGATCTATGCAGGGTATGAAGATCGAATACCCCACACGGAATTTCTTCCAATCAAGCCGGTACGTTACCGTCTCTATCTTCATCTACTAGCGTCTCCAAGGGCACGAGGTTGTCGAAGTTCTTGGTGTTGAAGTGCAAGGCACGTACCGCTGGGGAGTCCATCTTCATGCCTTTAGACATGCGCTTGTTGATCGTGTCGATGAAGACACCCTCTTCCTTGAGCTGCTTGAGTGCGTCGCGGTAGTGGATTTGGAACTTCACGCAGTAGTCTTTGAACGACTTGGCCGCAATGAACAGGTCACCCGTGTCAGGCTCGAAACGTAACAACAACTCGCCTCTTGGCTCGGCTGTCGGCATCGCTCCCATCTTCGTCCGTGCGTCAACCACACCGTTCACAACCAGCATGTTCTGTACGTGGGCGTTCATAAAGTCACCCAGCATCACAGTCGGCGTAGAGGCAGGGGGTGTCACTTCGTCACGCATTTCAGCTAACATACCGATCAGCCATTTGTAGACCGCCTTCATGTCGTAGTCGTGCAAGCCGAGTTCCTTGGCGATCAAACCACCAGCGATATTGATAGCGGCGGCGGCAGACCAGAAGCGCTCACGTGCGGTGAACTGAACTTCTTTGTCGATACGGGCTTGGATACTGCGCACCAAGTTGATGGCTTCTTCCAAGTTGTTGACCAGCCACTGAGCATATATGTCACCAGCATGGCCGTAGTTCTCCAGCATCTGATGGTCAAACATCTGCTTGCCTTCTTCGACGCTGATGATCGAGGTTGGCTCTATCTTGTACTCAAGCAGACGCATTGATTCGCCGTCTGGGGAGTTCTTCGCGGCACCGAGTTTCTCGTAGAAGCTGGCGTTCGATGAGGCCAGAGTCATGTTGTTCCACTTGGTGTGGTTGGCACGGAGTTCGTTGGTCTGCGACTTAGCGCGGTCCTTGCCCCGGCCTTGAGAGATGCTGTACGCCAAGTCCGAGAACTCCATTGGAGTGGTGTTCGTGATCTCGTCGATTGTGTTCGGCAGATTGTTCATCACACCAAGGCGCATCATCTTGGCGTTGAGCGTGTCCTTCCACATGGACGACAACTCTTTGGGGTGACCCCAGACACTGTTGCACATAAACAACGCTGTTGATTTGCCTGAGCCTGACGACTTGTGAATGACGTTGATGATCGCACCGCTCAAGCCCGTGAACTTCAGCAGGGGTGAACCAAACGCTGTCAGTGCGGCAAACGCATGGGGCTCAAGGCCGGGCCGTGCGTACATATTGAACACTTCTTTCCACTTCTCGAACGTACCCATCGGCACGATCTTCTCGGCGAAACTGCGGGTGATCGCTGATGGTGGGCTGTAAAACACCCCGTCTTTTGTAATCTCTCGGTCGCCGACGATGAACTTACTATCGTTGTCGACCCATCCAAATTGGGTTCTCATAACTTCTGCCTTCCTTACAAACTGCAAGTTTTTCATAAATGCCACGACGAAGATCGCCAGTAGCTCGTGTTGTTTTTGGGTGCCCATCACACCGTGGTGCGACAGTTGTTTGCGTAGCTCATCCTTTGCTGAGATTGATGTGGCTGGTACTGAAAACTCCTTCACTCCATCGTGCGGCAGGTGCAGACGGAACAAAGCAACTTCACCCAACTCAGGGTCTTTCATACGCTTGACCACGTACAGGTCGTGCTCGTAGACCAGCACAGGCTCATCCTCATCGTCCTTTACCTTCATCCAAATGCCACCGTTTTTGCCACGGAAGAAAGGGAATGGGTACTCTGGAATACGGTAGCTCTCTGTCTCTACTTCGCCCTCTTCGGACTCGGTTTCAAACTCAACAACGTACTCACCGTCGTCAACTTCAGCTTGCGCAATCTCAATACCGAGCACGATCGGAGATTTGATCTTGCCTCTGTGCGGGCATCCAGCGCATCCGCTTGGGTTCAGCTTCTCAAACGTAGCGCAATGGTGGGGGCCAGCATCTGCGATCAGCTCGGCAACCTTCTTGTCTACCTCAGCAGGGTCGTAGTTGGGGTACTGATTCGACATCATGTGCGTAGCTTTGTCTTTGTCCACGCAGAACGCAGCAATAGACAGGGCCGAGCGCCACAACGGTTCCTCAATAGAGTCTTGGTTTTGGAAGCAGTGGTTCAGTTGTGCGCAACCGTTCTCCGCTTTCATCATAATGTTCTTGAACCGCTTAACCTTGTTACCCATCAAGGCTTCCATCATTGGGCTGATGGACGGTAAGAAGTCAGGTTTGTCGTCAACGGGGTCGGGAGCGCCGAGTAGCTCTTTCCATTGGTCGTACGTCAGGGTCTGCGTGTGCTCGTTAAGCACCGTGACTTCCATCGGTTCGTCTTGCTTGAAGTTGAAAGTACCGGGGATTCGCAATACGCGAGAAGCCTCAAACACGGCGGGGTCAACGATCAGCCCATTCTCCACGCACAGTTCACGCAGTCGGCCTGACAGGGGTTCCCAGTCGCGGCGTTCTACGGTCTCCTCAATCAACCAGTAGGCGTGGACGCCATACCCTGAGCTGACCAAGATTGGGCGGGGCAGACCTGCGGCAATGCAGAACTTCTTCAGTTCATCCAAGCCAGTCTGTTGGGTTAGATACCCTTTGATAACGCCTTTGTCGTCAGGTACGCCTTTAGTCGGGCCACAGTCAATGTCCATCCACAGTGCGCGGAAGTATTGTGCGTTCTCGTGCTTGCGGTTGTTAAGTGGGCCGTACTTGGCGCACCCGAAATACACGTCGAACTTACTGCTGACCAACGAAGCAACCTGCTCGTCTACCTCTTCTTTTGTATCGAAAAACTTTTGATCCGGATACCGTCCAAGCCCAAGCACACAATACCGGCCATCTGTTGGCAGTATGGTGTCGAGAAGGTCAAAGTTGGACATATTGGATTTCTTTTAGGGACGGCAAAGCTGGGGGCCGAAGCCCCCGTCAGTGCACGGATTTACTTTTTTGCCTTGAGGCGCGGGAGCAAACGCTCGATCTTTTCGCAGTGGTGTCGGCTTGGGGTGGATGTCCCCCAGAACCAGTTGTAGATGGTCGCTCGACTCACATCAAGACGACCAGCTATGTCACTCACAGGAATATTGAGGCTAATGCAAGTGCGGCCAAGGACGACGCCCCATGACGTGTCATCAGCCTTTTTATTGGCCTCGACAAGTTGGTAGCTGTATCCGTAGCTCATTGCTTACTCCTCAGACCATGCTTTAACCACATCGTCCAAACCCTTCTTGGGGGTCGGAGTAGCGGCGGCGGCTTTGGTGCTTTCGCGCTTAGTAGGCTCAGCAACATCTTCTTGAGGAGCAGGAGCGGCGGCTTTAGGAGCAGGTGCGGCCAATGCAGGAGCACGACCCGACGCATCCGCTTGGTACGGAGTCATCGTCACCATCTTCTGAACTTCAGGCTTCTTAGCCACTTCGCTCGTCACTGCGTACTCACCCTTGTTGATGAAACGTGCAGGTGTGAACAGGATGGATTGGTTGTCGTTGTTCTCGTTAAAGCTCAACGTAGTCACCACGTAGTCCAAGCTCTTGCCGTTGTTGGCCAAGTACTTGGTGTAGTTTTCAAAGGTGTGGGTGTTGTCGGCAGTGCCTTCACCGAACAATGACTTCGAGGCCAAGTTCAGTTGATAGACTTCGCCTTCCAAAGAAGTACCAAAGTCTTCCACCAAGTTCACAGCGATACGGCGTGAGTAGCGGCAAGCCTTAGAAGTACCTTGGCCTGAACCCTTGATGTTCTGTGCGCAAGTGTCGCAACGGCTAGCTTGAGGAGAACCTGCGCCAGCATCGGGAGAGATGCCATCGTTTGAGAAGCAGTCAGGTGCGCTTGGGTCGGCATCAGGTGTCCATGCTTTTGCATAGAAGATACGACCGACTTTGGGGGATGCGCTCACGATGACCACGTCGAGGTCGCCCTTGACCTTGCCCATCTCTTCGCCGCCGACCATCTTACGGAAGATACCGTTCTTAGGCACGATGCGCTTAACGCCGGTCTTGCCAGCGAGTTGTTTTGTCAGTTCGCTAACGCCAGCAGTTTGCAGGAAGTCAGGAAGGTCTTGGTTCAAAAGTGCGATGTTACTCATTTTTCATTTCTCCGTTTAAGATTTGGCACGTCGTACTACGACGGTGTATTCGTTTTCAACATTCAAGCCCATCGGCATAACGTCAGGGTTCTCGTTGAGGAAATCCTTCATGTTGGTTTGATGCAAGCGTTTCTCCAGTAGACCGAAGGCGCCGTGCTCCTTGATGAAGGCGTACATGGAATCCCAATCGCCAGTCCAGTACTTTGACTTGACCGAACGAATGATGGTTCCGTGTGGGGTCTTGATGCTGTCGGCACCAAGTTCTTTGCATGAGTCGAGCATCTGCTCGGCCAGCATTTTTTGTTGTTCTTCGAGGTCTTTGTCCACGTTCTCAAACTCACGTTTGTTCTCGGCACGGGTATCTCGAATCTTCAGGTAGATAGCGGTAAGCTGATCTAGGTCAGGCCGTGTGGCCACTTCATTTTCTTCACTCATCTAACACTCCTTTGGTTGAAAGAAAACCGACTATAACATAACTTTAGACATTGTCAACCTCTGTCGAAGAAATTTCTTGTCGGTACAAATCAATGATTTGTTGGTGGTTGGATACGTTCCCCCGAAGCATCGAGTAGACCCGACGTTCGGTTTGGCTCCCACAGATGTGCACGATAGTCATTGGATTGACTTGGCCGGGGCGGTCAATACGTGCGTTCGCTTGGAGATAGGTCTCCACGCTGGTACAGGGAGCATACCAAATGATTGTGTCGGCGGCGGTCAGGGTAAGTCCGTGAGATGCCGCTTGCGGTTGGATGATGAGAACCTTTGTAGTCGGCTGGTCTTGGAAGTCCCGCACGATGTCGCTTCGGCGGTTCACAGGCACGGCACCGTTAATCACGTCACACGTGATGTTGTTTTTCTGCAAATGATTCTTGAGCATCTCGATCGTGTGCGTGAACGGGACGAACACCAGCACCTTGTTACTGCTCTCGTCGATGACTTCTTGCACCACGTTCATACGGTTGGATACGTCGAACTCAAGCACCTCACCCGTGTCGGTGTACACCGAGCCGCAGGAAATCTGAAGTAGCTTGCTCATCTTGGTAGCGGCGTTCACTGCGGATACCTCTTCGCCCGCTGCCTCTAACAACATCTCCTTCTTGAGAATAGCGTAGTACTTAGACTGCTGCGGAGTTAATGGCGCATCACGGTCGATGAACGTCAACGGGGGCAGGTCGATACAGTCCTTCTTCTCAAAACGAATCGCTGGTTGGAGGATGCTGTGCACCGTGTGCTTGGCGGTCGGCTTGGGAACCCACTTGAACTTAGTGATTTGGTGCATCACCATGTCGCGGTACTGGCCGTGGAACATTGGAATGTTCGTTGGGTTAACCAACTTGGCCAAGCCGTAGGCATCCAATGGGGACTGCGCCGCTGGCGTACCTGTCAACATCCACAAGCCTTTGACGGTTTTGTTAATGTCACGCAGGGTCTTCCAGCGGGTTGTCTGTGCGTTCTTATACGCAGACGCTTCGTCAACGACGATGAGATCGAACCCACCGTTGATGACTTCGTTCTTAACGATCTCGACACCATCAAAGTTAATGATGACGAACTCGGCACCAGCTTCAATAATCTCTTTGCGCTTACGCGCACTGCCGTGGGCTACTGCTACCGTACGATGAATAGCGAACTTGAACAAGTCCTGTTGCCATGCCGACTTCATAATCGACAAGGGGCAGATCACTAACACTCTCTTCACAATTCTTCGTTGCATCAAATAGTCCACCGCCCAGATCACCGATGCTGTCTTCCCTGTACCCTGCTCGTTGAAGCAGAACGCCTTGCGGTTGGTAGTCAGGAACTTCGCTGTTTCTTTTTGGTGGTTGAATGGCTCGAATCCAAAAGGGCGCGGCCACTCGTATGTATCAAGGCTCATTTTTTCTTCTTTGGTTTGTTCACCTTCACCGTGTGGTCAGCGTTGCGGCTGAATGAACGGTTGGCGCTTGGGGCTTTCAGTTTCAAGTTACTCGGCGCATTGGTACCGCCTTTGCTCAAGGGTTTGACGTGGTCAATGTCCTTGCCTGTGCGGTCGATACCTTTCTTGTCCATCTCGTTACGGGCACGTTGGCGCTCCATACGGGCTGGCAGTTCGCCTCGGGCAACTTGTTGCTCGTATTCTTTTTTATAGGGACGGGGTTTGTTCACGTAGGGCATTGGTTACCTTTTCGATATGTTGGGTGTTGAGGGATTCGCGGGTCAGGCCGAACTCCTCGGGGGTTGCTTCCCAAAGCGGCTTGCGCCCCTCATTTTCGATCACTTGTAGGTTCTTGCCAACTGCAATGCAGACTTCCATCAGCATATCGGCTTTCTGTTGGGCGAACTTCTCGGACATCTGTTCGGCTACTACATCCTTGACGATACCCCGCACTACTTCACGCACTCGGCGAGTCAGCTCGTTCTCAAGAATCAGGGCTGTATCGGTCTCTTGGTTTGTCATTTGTGTCATTATTTGCTCATTTGGTTTCGGATTACGTCTTTGATTCTTTGGTCCAGCTCGGGAGCGCCCACCACAGTTTGAGTAACCGCTTGTCGTAACTTAAAGTCCCAGTCATTCAAAGCCTTCGTTACCGTTTCCACGATCAACTGCTTCACATCGTCTTGCAACTTCAAATACGCCGCTGCTTGGTCTTTTTCATCCATCATTAACTCCTGTTATGTTCACACTGCTTCACTGCACAGAATCGGCATAAGGGTCCAGTTACGGGGTTCCATACACCGTTCTCAAGGGCTGCTTCGATTCGCGCAACGTCTTGTGTCGGTTTTTCCATGTACTTGGCAACCATCTCGGCATGGTGCGTAGCCTTGACAAACTCTTTGCTCACGACAAACAGCAGGGCTGACTTGATCTTCTTGATCTTGGGGTACTTCTTGAAGATGGCCGTGGCAACCAAGTCCAACTGTTTCACGTCGGCATACCGCGCAGACTTGCTGGTTTTGTAGTCAACCGACCACGCCAACTCATTCGCTTCGTCCAAGATAACCAAGTCGGCGATGCCACGCCACCACGCCTCGGGTGCGTCAAACGCACACGGCTCAAGGTCTTTGGTCAGGCCAAGTTCGTCCTCACACAATTTAATCCCGGGGATAGCTGCTAGAGCGTCTAGCGTATCCTTAAGATATTCAAAGGCTGCTGGGATTTCTACACCGTCACGGATGTACTCCTCCGCAACAGTGTGCGCTGACTTACCGTACAGCGTAGCCGTGGTGTCGGGCTCCTTCACATCCTTGGCTACCTTGGTGTGGTAGTACTTCTTCGGACATTGTTGGAACGTCTTCAGGCTACTGAAAGACCATTTAATATTAGCAGTCGCCATAGCTTTCTCCATGTCCAGCTTCACAGTTCAGGGGCAACTCCATGCCCCACTTGGGTCGTATCTTCATGCACATCTCAACGTATTCTTGCGCAGTCTTAACCTCATCTGTCGGCACGATGCAAGCGATCGCGTCATGCACAGTCATCACCACTCGGTACTTCTTGGCTACCAGCAACATCTGATCGCCGATGATGATTCGCGCTAGGGCTTGGCACACGTTCTCGATTACCTTGCCGCCGTAGATTCGGTTAGGGATGATAGCTCGGCCCTTCTTGGTGTCGTACACAATCTCGGCCTTGCCTGTGTCCTCGTCCACCTTCTGACGCAGGTTGGGGTAGCGGATGTACAAGCCATTCGGCAAGCGGATGCCGCCTTTGCCTTCGATCTTCAGCACACCGTCACGTCCGAGGATAGTTGTTTGGTCTCTCAGAATCGCTTCGAGCGCGGTACCTGCATCCTTCCATAGCCTCGTGATTTTTGGATAGGTCGCACGGTAGGTGTCGATAATCCTCTTCGCTTCATCGAGTTCAACGACCACGCCAAAGTTTTTGAGTTGCGCTTGGAACTTCGCCGCTCCCATGCCGTACCCCGCCCCAAGAATCGTCGTTTTACCAACAAACCTTTCGTCTTTCGTAATCTCATCGACAGCCTTGCCATAGATAGCAGATGCCATGATTTTGTAAACGTCTTCGCCACGGTCAAATGCCTCCACTAAGTCGTCTTGCCCAGCTAGCCATGCCAGCGTACGGGCTTCAATTTGTGATGAGTCTGAGTCGATCATCAGGTATCCCGCAGGTGCGAGGATTGATTTCTTCAACGCAGAATTACGTGGAAGGTTTTGCAAATTTAATTTGTCGTCACCACCCCACCGTCCCGTGTGCGCGGCGTAATAACGGAGGGGAACTGGCATGGCTCCTCGACGAGCAATCCCGATGAAACGCTCTGTACGTGACTCCTCAATAGTTGATTTAGTCCCGAGACGAGCCGCGACCAGCGCCTGTACTGCAGTGTTCTCATGCTCCAGTAGAGCTTTGAACGCTTCATCCGTCTTTGAGAAGGCATAAGTTTCTTTCTTCGTAGCGAGGCTGATCTTCATCGGTGGCTCAACATCGAACGCAAGGAGCAACTCGGCGAACCGTGGGTTGCTCATCAGGTCATCCTTGTCAAAGTTCTCCAGCAACTCGGCCTTGCGCTGACGCTCGTTTTGCAGGTGAATGTTCAGCATCCCCTCGTTCAGTTGCAAGACTGGCTCGGTGAACATCTTGATCGTCAGGTCAATCAGTCGCAACTCAGTCGGCGGGAAGTCTTGGCTCATGCAATTGAACAAGTCCCATGTCAGGCGCACGTCGTTCTTACAGTACTCCCCATACTGAGCTAGCTGTTCCTTGGGGAAGTCAGTGCGGCGCAATCCCTTCGCGTCGTTAACCTCAGTGCCCTTCTCGCCGATGCCGTAGAACTCCGCCAGAACCTTCAGGCTACCGCCTACGTTCGTACCGTGAAGCGCTCGGCCCATCGACAAAGTATCCAGCCATCCCTTCGGTTTGATTTGGAAGTGCTCGGTCAGGATGAAGCCGTCGAACATAGCGTTGTGCGCCAGCGCAAGGGAGTTCTCCCAATCGAACTGCTTGAGGAAGGCATACGTGCCAATCGAATCACCTGTGTACCACTCGGGCTCACCGTCATTGACCTGCACAGCAACACCGACAACTTCAAAGCGCGGGTCACGTACGTATTCCTCAGTAGTCTGTTTCGCAAACCCAAGGTCAGCGGAGTAGTAGGTCTCGAAATCGACCGTGATGATGTTCATTTTTCTTCAACCCATTTCTTCAGTTTTGTGATGAGGCTCTCGTCGACTACTTCGTTGCCAACCGTGAATGAGTTCGCTCTAACCATAGTGCTGCTATTGGTGTTGGCCATACCGAGCATATTCTGCGCGGCATTACCGCCCGAACCGAGCAGTCCCTGTTGCGCGCCCACTGTGTATGGGTAAGAGCTACCTTGAAGCACGGAGTTCTGCATCATCGCCCTCTGCTGTGCTTGATACATCTGCTGTCTCATCTCTATACGCTCACGTTCTTCCGCGCCGTCGTCAAAGATTTTCTCCATGACTTCCTTCTCC